CACGTGTGTGAAGCCAACGAATATGCCGACATGTTTTGGGAGCGTGGCGGCAGGCGCAAGGCGGAATCAAAAGAACGGGGCCAGGTCGCGCCTGCGCCAGCTAACCACTACGCGCAGCCGCGATAACGGGAGAGTGTGATGGCAGAGACTACGGTACCGGTGCTGAACGAAGAGGAAGTGAAGAAACTCGGCGTGCGGCTGACGGGCCTGTTCAAGATTCATGAGAGCGACCGCAAGGCCGCCGAGCAGCGCTGGCTGCAGAACCTGCGGCAGTTCCGGGGGATCTACGACCCCGAGGTGCTGAGGATGATCCCGGCGGGTTACTCGAAGGCGTACCCGAAGCTCACCCGCTGGAAGGTGATCGGGACGATCGCGCGCCTGATGCAGATGCTGTTCCCGCAGACCGAGAAGAATTATAGGATCAAGAATTCGCCCATCCCGGACCTGCCGGTCGAGCAGCTCCAGGAGGTGCTGAACACGCTCATGGCCGCAAAGGCCGGCGAGGGCGGCGACCCGCTCGCGGTGGAACTGACAGACGACGAGATTGAGAAGGCCATCGTCGCGGTTGCGGCCGACAAGGCCGAGCGCATGGAGAAGAAGATCGATGATGACCTGCAGGAAATGGAGTACATCACGCTCGCGCGCAAGGTCGTGTTCTCGGCGGTGCTCTACAACGTCGGGGTGCTGAAAGGGCCATATCACATCAAGGTGAAGGCGCGCACGTGGGAGAAGGACCCGAACCGCGGTGGCTACATCGCGAAGGAAGTGGACCGGTACAAGCCCATGTTCGACTTCCTGCCCGTGTGGGCCTGGTACCCGGACATGTCGGCCAAGGCGCTGGCGCACCAGGACATGACGTTCGAGCGACACGTGATGACTCGCGCGCAGGTGGAGAAACTCGCAGACCGGCCGGACTTCCTGAAGGCATCGATTCTGGAGTGGCTGCGCACGCACGCGTCGGGGAACCACCAATCCCGCGACTGGGAGGAGGTGCTGCGCAGCGAGAAGAAAAGCGACAAGTCGCAGATTGCGGACATGGCGAGCCGGAAGTACGAGTTGATCTCCGGCCGTGGGGACGTAACGGGGCATGAGCTGCGCGCGTGCGGCGTGACGATTTCGGACGCGGACGTTGGTCGCACGTTCAAGGCGGACGTGTGGCTGATCGACAGCACTGTGATCAAGGCGCGACTTGCACCGCTCGGGGACGATTCGCGCATGTATCACGAGTTCGTGTTCGAGGAGGACGACCTGAGCCTGCTCGGCAACGGCCAGGTGGATACGCTGCGGGACTCGCAGATATCGCTGTGCGAGGTGACGCGTGCGGCGCAGGACAATGCGGCCGTGATTGGCCCGATGGTCGAGGTCAATACGGACCTTCTCGTGTCGGGGCACGATACCTCGATTCGCAAGCACAAGACCTGGTTGCGCGAGGGTTCGGGGAACGATGCGAACTACCCGGCGGTCAGGGATATCAGCGTCAACAGTCACTTGCCGGACCTGATGCAGCTTCGCAGCAGCATCATGGACTTTGCGGATAAGGAGTCCGGGTTGCCGCCGCCGTCGCTTGGGGACGTCTCCGGGGGCGGGAGCGAAGCGCTGCGGACGCAGCAGAACGCCAGCATGTTCCTGGGCGCGGCCGCGCTGCCGATCCGGGACACGGTGCGCAACTTCGACACGTTCACGATCTCGGTGATCACCAGTCTGGTGAAGTGGAACGCGAAATACGACCCGAACCCGGCGCGGGACGGGGACTTCGACATTATCGCGCGTGGTTCGACGAGCCTGATCGCGAAGGAAGTGCTCTCGCAATCGCTCGACGTGTTCCGCGCAACCGTGACGCCGGACGAGGCGCCGCACATCAAGACTCGTGCGCTGCTTGCGGCACGCGCGAGATCGCGCGACATCCCGATCGATGATATTCTGGAGACCGAGGACGAGGCGAAACGGAAGATCAACCAGCAGCAGCAGGTGCAGGCGCAGCAGCTGGCCGACCAGCGTACGCTTGTGCAGGCCCAGGTTCGCGAAACGCTTGCGAAGGCGTTCAAAGCGGTCGCTGACGCGCATAAAGCGGACGCGTCGATCAGCATCGACGCACTGACGGTATTATTGGAGGCCCTAAATGGCGGTGAGCAAGCTGGAGAGGCAGGACAAGGAAAGGGTAGTTCACGACCTGCGAAATGAATTCGGTCTGAGGGCTCTCTTGGAGCTGTTGGACATGGAGCAGGTGGAACTGAACCGCAGGTGGCCGGACGCAACAGGCGATGACCTGACGCGCATGCAGGGCGAGGCTCGCGCGGTGCGCCGGATGAAGAAGATCATCGTGGAAGGCCCGGTGATCAAGGAAGTATTGACTAGAGGAGGCGGACAATGACCACGGAAGTTGATGCAGACAAGGACTTTGATGCAGCGTTCGGCGAGGCCGTAGCAGCGGTCGAGAAGGGGGAGGAGCCCGCCGTCGTAACTGGTGCGGACACGACGCCTGGCGCAACGGGTGCAGATACTACCCCGGCGGCCACTGGCGAGGACACTGTACCTGGTGCAGCGGCACCGGCAGCTCCGGCTGCACCGGCAGCGCCTGCGGCCCCCGCGGCCGCCCCGGCGCCGGCTGCATCCCCCGCGGTCGCCCCAACGCTCGCGCCTGCCCCGGCGCCGGCTGCGGCTCCTGCGCCGGTTCCTGCACCAGCTCCTGCGCCGGTCCCGGAGCCTGTACCCGAGACGCCCGAGCAGAAGGCGCAGCGCGAGGCGTTCGAGGCGACAATCAAGCCGTACGACTTTAGCGACGAGGAGAAGGCCGCGCTGGAGAAGTTCAAGGTGGACTTCCCCGGCGAATATGTGGCGGTCGAAGCGCGGATGAAGCAGCAGGCGCAGGCCACCAACGCACAGGTGTATAGCGCCGTGACGGCGCTGACGAAGCAGGTCTACGGGGACTTCGCCCCGATGGCTACCCAGGTGGCCGAGACGAGCGAGGAGCAGCACTTCACTGCGATCCGCGCGGCGCATACCGACCTGGATGCGGTGCTCGACAAGATCCCCGCCTGGATCAAGACCCAGCCGTCCATCTTGCAGAAAACCATGCAGGACGTGTATGATGCCGGGAATACCAAGGACGTGATCGAGCTTGTGAGCACGTTCAAGGCTGCGACGGGTGTGGCCCCGGCGAAACCGGAGGTGCCAGCAAAGCCGGCACCGGCAGCGCCGACGGATGCCGATGATCTGGCTCCGGTCGACGCGAAGCGCAGTGCCCCGGTGCCGAAGGGTGCTCCGGACATGAACGACTTCGAGGGCGCATGGGCTGAAGCGGTAGCGGCGCTGAAGTGAAGGGTGCTTCAAAGCGGGGATGACCCCCGAACGATGCCGGCGCGAGCCGGGTAAGCAAACTGAGAGGTAACTGAACATGGCAATCAATCGGAAGTTTGTAACCGCAGCGCAGGTCAGCAACACCGAGAAGAAGGTGTGGAACAAGTTTCTCGATGCCTACGATGCGGCTGTTGGTGACACTGGCGTGACTGGCGCCGCTGCCACTTTGCTCGATGATTTCATTGGGGATTGGGCGATTGCCAACAGCGAGTCCGCAAGCCTGTGGTCTTCGACTGCCGGCAGTGGCATCGCGACGGCAGCGGCAACCACGGTCGCTGACAGCCTGAACGGCGAGATCACGATCAAGTCGGCGAGTAACGACGGTGTGATTACGGCCAACGGGACAACGTTCACCGGGAAGAACCTGGGGTACAAGGCGAACCAGGGTGGACTTGCAATGGAGGCTCGCTTGAAGTTGAGCGACGTTTCCGAAGCGGCGCTGTTCGTTGGCTTCACGGACACGATTTCCACCACGATCGAGCTGCCCATCTTCCTTGTCACGACGAACATCGACTCCGATGCGGCGAACGCGTGCGGCGTGGGTTACGATGTGGACGGTACGACCAAGCAGTTCTTCCACGGCGGGGTCAAGGCCGGCACGGACACCGTGCCAGCGTACTCCGGTGGAGCCCCGGTGGACAATACGTACTTCATCGTGCGTGTTGAAGTGAGCGCGGCCGGTGCGGTCCAGGGGTTTATCAATGGGACGGCAATCGGCCCGGCGGTTGCGAACGCGGTGACGGCTACCACGGCGCTGACCCCGGCGGTTATCGTCGCCAATCGTAGCGCGAACCAGGTGGTCGCGACGATCGACTATGTCAAGACCGAGCAGAACCGATAAGGCGTCTGAGCCAACCCCTTGACACTCAAGCGTAACTTGCTTTACCATGGCACATTGCTCGACACCAAAGATGCGTCGGCATAGCAGAACGAAGCAGGAAACCCAATAATCGCATCTGAGGAAACGACATGACCTCCCCACAAGTTTACGGCGATATCTCGCCCCGCACCGCAGCCTACGCGATGGTTCCGCTCCTGAAGCGGCACACGGAGAGGATGATTCTCCAGAAGCTGGGCCAGGTGTTCACGCTGCCGACCAAGTCCAGCCGCACGGGCAAGTGGCGCCGGTTCGAAGCCCTGCCGCTCGCGCTGACCGCACTGGTCGAGGGCGTGACTCCGGCGGGCACGAAGCCGACCATTACGGACTACGAGGCCACGCTCGAAGAGCACGGTGACTTCATCCCGTACACGGGCTTCATGCTGGATACGCACGAGGATCCGATCCTGAAGGAATACGGTTCGCTCTGCGTTCAGCAGGCCACGGAGACGCTCGAAACCCTCATCTGGAACAAGGTGAAGGCGGGCACCAACATCGGATATGCCAACGGCTCGGTGCGCACGGACGTCAATACACCGATCACGCTTGCTCTGCAACGTACCGCTACGGCGGCGCTGATTCGCCAGCGCGGGCAGTACATCACGGAGATCGTGGCGTCGAATCCGAACTTCCGCACGGAACCGGTAGAAGCCGCGTTCGTCGCTGTCGCTCACTCGGACGTGACGAACGACGTTCGCAACATGGAGGGGTTCATCCCGACCAAGCAGTACAGCGGCGGCATCCTCCCCTGGGCGAACGAGATCGGCTCGGTCGAGGATGTGCGCTACGTGCGCAGCACCCTCTTCACGCCGTTCGCGGACGCGGGTGGTGCGAAGGGCGCGATGCGCTCGACGACCGGCACCAGTGCGGACGTGTACCCGGTGATCTACTTCTCGACCGACGCGTTCGGCATAATGCCCCTGAAGGGTTCGAACGCCATGTCGCTGATCGCGCACAACCCCGGCAGTTCCGGCACGGCCGACCCGCTGAACCAGCGCGGGACCCTCGGCTGGAAGATGGCGCAGCAGAGTGTGATCCTCAACCAGCTCTGGCTGTACCGGCTCGAAGTCGCGGTAACGGCATAATCCAAAAGGAACGACCATGGCACTGACCAACAGTAGGTTCAATTCATCCGGGGTTGTGTACCGTGCGAGCGGATACCTCAGCGGCACGTACACGGCGGCAACCGTTACGTCGGCCCCGACGGATGCAAGTGCGGGCACGGTGATCGCCGCGGGTGTGATGACGATCAGTCTCGGCTTCACGCCGAAACACTTCAAGATCCGCAACGCCACCGATCGCCTGGACCAGGAATGGCACCAGGGGATGAATTCGGGTGACTTCGTCGAAACAGCCGCGGCCGGCGACAAAACACTGGAGACGGACGATAAGGTCGTGGTCGATACAACGGCCAACACCGTCACAGTGACCTTCGACGGCGGTGCCGCGACGGACAACGACACGGTGGTGTGGGTCGCCGAAGGGTAAGCAGCACGGTGATTATCCCAGGGGCGCCGGGATGACCGCTGCCCCTGTTTTATCGTATGTGAGGCAAACGGAGGCACTATGACGGCAGACAACGAAGCATTCAGCGTCCCGGAGACCGAGGACGAGAGAATCGCGAGGCTTCGGGCACTCGCTCAACAGGAGGTTGAGAAGGAGTCCGAAACGGCTATGCTCGCGCGGTTCAAGGCGGAAGCCCGAGCGGCACGCGCTATAGCTGACGGCTCCGTGCGCGTCACGGACACGAACAACTTCCCCGAGGACTATGACCGGGTCGAGATCTTCGCGGGGCGCAGCAAGTACGACCAGCCGTTCGTACCATTGGGGATCGCTGGGTTCGTGATCAAGGTTCCGCGTGGGGAAGAGGTCATCATCCCGTCGTGCTTCACCGAAGTGTTGGCGCACGCAGTCGAAGAGGTCACGGTGCAGTCCCAAGGTGGGCTCGTTACGCGGCCGTCGGTGCTCTATCCATACGCGGTGAAGGGCAAGGCCATGAAGGAAGAGTACAAGGCGTACCAGGCGGAACAGAAGCGCAAGCTCGAAATGCAGCGTAGCGCGCAAGCGGCGTGATCCGTGATCCTGGAAGAACTGCTCACCTATGTCGGCAAGGAGCACCTGGACGACCGCACCGATCTAGTTGACGGTGAGGCGGACAGCCTCTGGTCTGACGAAACAATCGTTCGGTATCTGAACGAGGGGCAGCGCATTCTCTGCCGGCGATCCTGGGTGCTGGTCGAGATAGGTCAGACCCCCGCCGGCACGATCGTGCTGGTCCAGGATAAGGTCCTGTACCCGCTGCATAAGTCTGTGCTGCGGGTCTTCGATGCGACGTACGACGCCGACGCGACACCGCTGCAGCGCCTGTCGGATGACGCGATCCGTGGGCGAGTCTTCGTAGATCCCGAGATACCATTCAACCCCGACGCCTATACCGTGGCCACTCCGGGGCGCCCGATCGCGATGGCGACTGACGCCGGCACGCGCATGCTGCGGCTAGATCGTGCACCGACCGCTACCGAAGCTGGCAAAAAGCTCACGCTCAAGATCGCACGCCTGCCCATCTGCCCCTTGGATGCGGCGAAGCCCGAGGAATCCCCGGAGATCCCGGAGGAGTGGCACCTTCAACTCGCGGACTACGCCGTGGCGCGCTGCCTCATGCTGCCGAACGTCGACAGCGCGGCGAAGGTCGACGGCCGGTTGATGCTCGCGACCTGGGACCGAGTCGTGCACGAAGCGAAGCAGGAGCGCATGCGCGCTGAAATGTCCCATGGCGCCTGGTGCGTGAATACGACCACGGCAGTCCTGGGCTGATGGCGGTCAACGAACGCGAAGGGCTGTACGAGCACAGTGAGTTTGCTGGGCTGCGTAATGTCGTGCCCGTCGACCGGTTCGAGCTGGGGGATCTGTCGATCGCCCGCAACGTGGACATCGATGACTCGAAGCGCGTGACGCGCCGTAAGGGGCACAGTGCTGCGGTCGTCACGGGTGCTTGCCGATCCCTGTGGAGCAACGGCGCTACCGCGCTCGCGGTGCGCAACGGTAGCTCGCTCGTTCAGGTGCAACCTGACTATTCAGTTGCAACTTTGCGCTCGGATCTGACCGCCGCGCTCGACATGTACTACGCTGAAATGGCGGGACGCGTCTACTACTCGAACGGTATGGAGTTGGGTGTTGTGGACGGTGGCCAGAGCCGCAGTTGGGGGATCAGTGTCCCAGGGTCTCCGGGCGCGGCGCTGACCGGTGGCGTGCTGCAGGCCGGCGCATATCAGTTCACGACGACGTTCCTGCGCTCGGATGGGCAGGAGTCCGGCGCGCTGCCTGCTGGGGTGGCCACGCTCGCGAGCACGGGCGGGATCCGCCTGACCGGGATCGCGATCTCCGCGGATCCGGACGTCTCGCACGTGGCGGTGTACTTTAGCAAGCGCGATGGCGATACGCTGTACCGTGTAGGCTCGATCGTGAACGGCACCACGACTTTCGACTATCTGTTGGAAGCGGCGATGAAGATCCCGCTCTCGACGCAGCACTTGCGCGCCCCACTTCCTGGTCGATTCGTGGATGTGTTCAACGGGCGCACGTTGGTCGCAGTCGGCGACACGCTGATCTTCTCGGAGCCATACGCGCCTGAACTTTTCGATCATCGCAAAAATCTCCGGATGGGTGAATCTATCACCTTGGTTGTCGCGCTTGACAGTTGCGTATATGTTGGCACTAGCAGCGGTGTGGTAGTGCTGCGCGGAGATACTCCGGAGAAGTGGCAGTATCTGCCGCGCCTCTCATACGGTGCGATCGCGGGGGCTGCTACCAAGTGTAGTAGAGATATGATCCTGGACGGTGTGGGATCGGGGTTGGTTGCTGTATTTGCTACGACACAAGGCATTTGTGTCGGGGATGATGGTGGACAGGTAGTCAATCTAACCCAGGACCGGTTCAGTTACCCCGTGCAGGACCGTGGTGCGGTGGTTGTGCGTCGGCACCGCGGGTTTGTGCAGGCGCTTGCTTCATTTCAGGGCACAGAACAATCTGGAAATAGCACCTCGTGAAAACGTGCAGCGCATGTAAAGAGAGTAAGCCGTTTGGTGCATTCGGGCGGAACAAGGATATGAAGGCGGGATTGAGAAGTGGCACGTGGACCATATTGTGCCTCTGAAGAGTCCTCTTGTCTGTGGGCTGCACGTGGAGTACAATCTGCAAGTGATCCCTGGAGTGGACAACATTCGTAAGGGAAATCGGCACTGGCCCGACATGCCAGGAGCAGCGCAACAAGAACATATCTAACAGGAGCGGAAAATGGCACTCAGACTGAGTAAGGGACTGCGCAATGCCCTTAATGAGGGCATGTCTCTAAAGCAGGCGTTCGCGGGCGGTAAGCTGCTGCTATACACGGGCTCGCAGCCGACCAACGCTGATGATGCTGTCACCGGCACGTTGCTCTGTACGTACACGGTGTCAAGCGGCGCACACACGGCCGAGGTTTCCTCGACTGGTTCGATGACGCTTACGGGCGGCGCAAGTGGTTCGGTCGACACGTTCACCGTGAACTCGATCGAGATCATGGGCAGCTCGACGCCGTTCAACACGTCGCTCACGCAGACCGCGGCTGACATCGTCACCAAGTGCAACGACAACCCGAAGAACATGCTGTTCAAGCTGAGCAGCTCCGGCGCCGTGATTACGATCACCGCGAAGCCGGGTCTCGGCACGCTGCCGAACACCTGGGTCGTGGCACAGACGCTGACGACGATCACCACGAGCGACACCGACATGACTGGCGGTGTGAACCAGGTGAATGGCCTGATGTTCGGTGATTCGGCTGTGGGTGCGTTGGTCAAGCTGCCGTCACAAACATGGTCTGGTGTCGCGGGTAACACCGGCACCGCGGGCTGGTTCCGCCTGGTTGGGTCGGTTGCGGATGCTGGTTCTCTGGATAGCTCCGAAGTGTTCCATCGCCTCGATGGTAACGTGGCCACTTCTGGTGCGAACCTGAATTTGTCGAGCACGTCGATCGTTGCATCGGCGACCCAAACGATCAGCACGTTCACGCTGACCGAGCCGGCGTCGTAAGCCTGATGCGCCGCTAGGGCGGCTGTCTACGCCCCCTAGCGGCGGGGCGTAGACAATGAGCACGAGCCGCTATCTCGCTGTTGGTCACAGCACCTCTCCGTTCGTTACGGTATACGACCCGGACGACTGGAGTAAGCTGGTCAATCCTGGGTCGCTTCCTGCGGGCCAGGTAAACGGTGTAGCGTTCTCCCCCGATGGTAAGTTGTGTGCGGTCGCGCACAACACCACGCCGTTCGTCACGATCTACGACACGCTCACCACGCCGTGGACGAAACTCGCGAACCCGGGCACGCTGCCTACGGGGGATGCGACGTGCGTAGCATTTAATCATGACGGTACGCGTCTCGCAGTAGGCCATGGGACTTCTCGCTACATCACGGTGTATAACACGAGCACATGGGCAAAACTTACCGATCCTGGTACGTTGCCCGCACTCGACGCTACTGGTGTGTCGTTCTCTGTGGACGACGCGTATTGCGCGGTGTCGCACTTTAACTCCCCGTTCGTGTCGATCTATGATACGACGACGTCGCCGTGGACAAAGATTTCCAACCCGGCCACGCTGCCTCCGAGTCATGGACGCTCGTGTGTGTTCTCACCCGATGGCGTGTGGCTTACAGTTGGGCATCAGACCTCACCGTTCGTCACGACGTACACTGTCAGCGGATGGACGAAAATTGCCAATCCGGCGTCGCTTCCTACAAACACTGCCATAGCAGTCGCGTATTCGCTTGATAGCTCGCGGCTTGCCATTGGCTACTCGGGCGCTCCGAATTACGACCGCTACGACACAACTACGTGGACGAAACTTGGTGCCCTCGGTACGCCGCCGACAGGCATCGTCATCGGCGCGGCCTTTGATGCGACATACCTTGCATTGGCCCATGATGTGTCTCCGTTCGTATCTATTTACGATATCAGCGACTACAGCAAGGTAGCTAATCCAGCAACACTGCCCACGGGCACGGGTCGTGCTGCGTCGTGGTCCCCGTTCCCCGAAGGGGTGCTTGCGACGCTACCGTTGAAGGAGCTGCTGGCGGACCAGAACGAGAACATTGCGTATCCGGTTCTTCCGGTGAAGGTGCTATCCGCTGATGGAGTGACGGGCGAACTGGGTAACTCCTCGTCCCCGCTCAACCTGCCGGCCCTTACCATGAACGGGTATGGCGGCGCGGCCGATGTAGCCCTTACGTTCCCGCTCAAGACATTGTCAGCTTCAGGCGTGGTGGGCTCGCTCGATGCGCTGGACGAATTGTTGCCAGCGAAGACCTTGAGTGCCTCCGGGCTCGTAAGCACGTTTGGATCGTTGGCCGCGGATCTACCGGCCCGTACGCTGTATGCATACGGTGATGAAGGTGCTGATCTGGCGTTGCCAGCGAAGACACTGAGCGCCGCAGGCGTCACAGGTGTATTTGGTTCGCTTGGCGCACCGCTGCCGGCGAAGACCCTGGCTGCGACGGGGGCGGGAGATATCCTTGCCAACGGCAGCGCGGTGATGCCGATGAAGGCGCTCCTCGCCGCGGGCGAGGTGGGCACGGTTGCCAGTCTCACGAGCATGCTGCCGCTCCTTTCCCTGGAGGCATCGAGCCACGGGGCGTTCCTCACACTGCCGGCGAAGGCGCTCGATGCTGCGGGCGTAAGCGGCACGGTTGGCGCGGTCGACACGGCCGGCGAGACTACCCTGCTGATGCCGGCGAAGACGCTTGTAGCGGGTGGGCAGCATGGCGCGGACATCACGTTGCCGCTGTTGCAGCTCCTGGCAATGGGGGTGACAGGTGCGATCGGCGCGCTCGCGGCGGACCTGCCGCTACGCAGATTGCTGGCTCAAGGATTCAACGGGAGCACTGGAGCGCTGGCTGACGAGTTGCCACTGCGCGTACTCGCTGCTGCCGGGTACGGAGACATCGTTGCGGTTGCATCGAACACGCTGCCGATGTTGCAACTCGTCGCGAGCGGGCAGTCGCCGGTCGCCGACGCGGTGCGCACCTGGGCGCTTAACATGCGGAACAGGGCGCTCACGGAGTACACGGACCTGGACTTCAACAGTTTCGCAGTCTTCCGTGGTGCCGTGCTCGCTGCGTCGGATGATGGCATTGTGGTGCTCGGTGCGCAGGACCTGGATGACGATGTGGAGATTACGGCGAAGGTGCGCGACGGTGCGTTGGAGTACGGGAGCAGCTTCCTCAAGCGCATGCCGCGGATCTACGTGGGCCTGGAGTCCGACAACGACATTCTGTTCCGCACGATCACGACGGAGCATGGTGCGCGCACGTACCTGCTGCCGGCGAACGGTAGTGGCCTGCGCTCGCGCCGGGTACCGGTGGGCAAGGGGCCTAAGAGTCGATATTTTTCATGGGAAATTGAAAACCAGAAGGGGGGAGATTTCTCATTGGCGTCAGTGGCGTTGTACCCACAACTCTTGCGGCGTCGAGTCCAATGAAGGCAAAAATATCCGCCGCGCTACGCCGCAAACATCAGGAAGAGGCGCGTGTTTGAAGCATTGGACGTCGATGCCGGCGGGGCGCAGTACCTGCCGTATGCGCAGTCGCTCCTGCGGGGGCTGAAGTTCACGCTTAATCTGATGGGCCTCACGCATGGGCGCAAGCATATGATCACACCCGATGGCTCGGGCTACATATACGTGCGCACGCGCCGTGGGCCGGCGTCGCCGAATGAGTCACCGCTGCCCACCGTCCCGTTCTCGCCAGAGGTGCGCGTCGACGAGTGGTATGACTATATCCGTATCGAAGCCGGTGGTAGTGGGTACATTCCGGGGCTATTGATCTCCCCTATTGGCACCGGGTTCTCGCCATATTCCATCCAGATTGCGAAGGATGCTAAGTTCAAACCGTTCCTTGGGTATAGTGATTTATCACTTACCCCGCAACTAACGGTGGTGGATATTCGCACATCTGCGCTTCAATCAGCGGGTTCACTCCGCGGGCATTTTTCCAAACGCACGTTTCTTCCGTACGCGGTTAGTGGCTCGACGCATCGTGGTGCATTCAAGCACAAGTATACGGAGGACGGTGAGGAGAAGACCCGTATCCTAAAGGTCGCGTCGAACGGGCACATCATTGACGCGGAGACCGACACGAACCTGACGCGGACGGGGACGTTCTTCTCTAGCCCCAACGATCTGACCTACGCAGTCAGCGACGACGGACGCACGATGATTGCAGAGGACACGCCTACCCTGGGGGCAGCTGGGCAGCAGATTGTCCCCACACGGAATGTCAGGCGCGTCGACATCGACTTCGTCAATGGTGTAGCTCAAGCTACGTGGTCGACTGTGACTGACGCTACGCCTTTCGGGACGGGCTCCTCTACAACAGTAGGGGGTGCACTGACCAATACACGCGCCGGGTCGTACCCGGCTGTCCGCGCGCCTTCTCATGAAGGAACGATCGATACGATTCTAATTGATGACTCGGTCGTGGCTACGGGAAGCTGGGATTTTTGCTTCCCAGCAACACTGCCTTCGGTCGGCAGCGGTACCGTTGGTTTTGTGCCGGACTACGACTCTACGTCACGGTCGTTGACCACTTCGATCACAGGTAGCATTACGGTGAAGATCCCAGGCGGGGTTGAGCAGCCCATCCCGATGGTGCAGACAACACACGACTGGTCGGCTTCGGGCGGATCTTCTCTCGCCATTCTGTTTGACCAGGTCAGCTCCGTTCTCGGCATTATCTATGCAGATCCGCAGAACAAGTTCCTGCTGTATGCACACCACATACTTACAGCGAGCTACAGCGGTTCGGGCAACCCTAATTGGTCCCACGTGGGTGGTAATATCTATAACGGTTCGCTGCTTACGACGGGCTCGGCGACCTTCACTCGCAAGGTGGGGGTACTGTTTGGAGATACGCACCGCGTGCTGCACACCGAGGTATCTGACTCATACCCCCTGGATTCCGGGCACTCTTACTTCAGTGGTGTGCTGGCTAAGACGGGGTTCCCGACAGTCAGGAGCGGATCCGTCGCCGTGAGCATGCACGCCGCAACTCCGATTCCACCAGCTGATGGTGGTAGTTCGTTCTCTATAGTGGAAAATCCGGTGTTTTTCAAACAGCTGAAATGTGTCAACACGCCGCACCAGGCCCCGTTCCCGGAGCAAGGCGGCGTTCTTAGCTACGTCGGCCACCTAGACCGCGCGCGGCTTTTTCCGCACGACGTCGGCGGGTCTAACATGAACACGAGCCTTGAGCCTCGGTACTGGGTCTCCGTGCGCAGCCCCGAGCAGTGGATCGTGGGCATGCACCGCCAGCGCAGCTTGAATGTGGCGAACGAGATCATCAATGATTTCCAGCTGTTCTCCGGGAACGTGGACGAGACGAAGCTGCGGCAGAACTACCTCGACTACCTGCTGACGGCGGCAAACGCGGCGGGGTCGCCGGACCAGACGATGATTGACACATTTGAGGGTGGCGGGTTCGGCTCGTACGACGTGGGTCTGTCTTCCGTCAGTCGTATCCCGATGGTATAATAGGAACCCTCATGGCCGTCACTGACATCATTGCTTCCCAGCAGGAATACGCGAGCGAGGCGATCGAGAGCGCTAGCGAGTTTCTCCAAAGTCTGGAAGATTTGGCACAGGTAGGATACTTCTTCTCGCAGTCCAACGCGAACATCCCGTCGCCAGGGTTCGGTTTCGATACTACGGAGGAGACGCAACAGCTTTTGCTCGGGCTCTTCCCGGACACGATCGCCGTAGACGATATCGAGGGCGTGTCGCCGTCGTTCACGCCCGTGGTAGTGGACGACATGCCGGACATCCTGGTGCCGGACTTCACTGGCACGACGCCGGTACTCGCGCTTCCGCAGGCCCCGTCGACAGCGCTGCCGAGCGTACCTACGGCGCCGAGCATCAGCGACCCGGTCCTGCCCAGCGCCCCAAGCGTGACGCTCCCGGCTACCCCGGTTCTCTCCAGCGTGGCGCTGCCGGACGCACCGAGCATCGACACAAGCGTGGCGCTGCCGACGCCGCCCACGGTGGCGACGAGTATCACGCTGCCGGACGCGCCCGCAGTGTCCGATGGTCCGACGCTCCCTTCGCCGCCTACGATCACGGCGGTGGCACTGCCGGACGCGCCGGCCGTCGACACGAGCATCGCGATGCCGACGCCACCCACGGTGGCGACGAGTATCACGCTGCCGGACACGCCGGCCATTGCCACCGCAGTGACGCTGCCAGCGGCGCCGGTCATCACTGATATCGTGCTGCCGGAGCCACCGAGCATCGAGGTCCCGGCGTTCACGGCGACGCTGCCGATCGACGACCTGGTCGCGCCGACGAACGAGTTCACGTTCTTCGAGGAGTTGTACACCTCGGCGCTGCTGGACGAGCTGAAGGCGAAGCTGCTAAGCGACATGCTCAACGGCGGGTACGGCATCGAGCCGGCGGACGAGGCGCTCCTGTGGGAGCGGTTCCGCGGGCGCGAGCTTGAAGGCGCGCAGGCCGAGGCTGAGACGCTGATCGCGGAAGCCGCGGCGCGAGGGTTCCCCCTGCCGCCGGGTGACATGGCGGTGGCGTTGCAACGCGCACAGCAGAAGCTGCAGGACCGATTGTCCGGTGCGAGCCGTGACATCGCGATCAAGCGCGGTGACCTGTTTGTGCAGAACCGCCAGTTCACGATCGAGCAGACGAAGCAGCTGGAGCAGGTGTTGATCGGGTTCCACAACAGCCGGATGGAGCGCTCGCTGAACGCAGCGAAGGCCATCCTGGATGCGTCGATCCAGATCTTCAACGCGCAGGTGTCCCGATACAACGCCAAGCTGGACGCGTACAAGACCGAGGCGTCCGTGTTCGAGTCTCGCGTGCGCGCGGGCCT